CTATCGACTGACGCCCCCGATTGTGCTATCTGATTGCCATTGCATCATTGTGCGACTGGACGAGTAGAATGGCCCCCAAGAAACCCACGCCGTCGAAATCAGAACGGACCAAGCACGCCAAGCGATATGCCCCGTCTGGATTGACCTGGGGCCGTGAGCGTTTCTGCCTCGAATACGTGAAAGACCACAACGGAGCCCGATCCGCACGAGACGCCGGATACAACAAGTCAGGGGCCCGAGCGATCGCCCATGAGCTTTTGACGTTCCACGACGTGAGGGGGCGCATCAGCGAACTGGAAGGCGAGATCGCGCAGAAGCTCAGGATCGAACACCACGACGTCCTCAAGCGCCTCTGGGAAACCGCAACCGGCGACGTGAACGACATCGTCCGTGTCGAACGTCGATGCTGCCGTCACTGCTATGGCGAGCAACACGAATACCAGTGGCGCACCGAGCGCGAATACAAGCGCGCCGTCGACCAGTTCCTGAAACACGAGTCTGGCGGCGATGTCCATGTGATGATCGAACTCGGCGAGAAGATCGACGCCGGCGGTCGCATCCCCAACATGCCCGAGAACGCCGGGGGCTATGGGTTCGACGCCAGGCTCGAGCCGCATCCCGATTGCCCCGAGTGCAACGGCGAAGGCGTCGAGACCGTCCAGATATCCGACACCCGCGGCGCAGTCTCGCATCCGCTCTACGATGGCGTGAAGCAGACCAAAGAAGGCATCGAGATCAAGATCGCCGACCGCGCCAAGGCCCTCGAGCACGTCGCCCGGCATCTCAAGTTCTTCAACGACAGCGTGGACCTGAACGTCAGCGAGGAACTGCTGCAGGCCGCGCGGAACATCAACGCCGCATCGCCGCCTCTCGACCCGAAGTATGCGCAGGCCAACCGCCACCGGCTGTTTCCCGAAGACCATGAGGATGGCGACTGATGCGAGGCACGCGGGACCAGATCAACGAGGATTTCTGGCGTTTCCACGAGGCGCATCCCGAGGTCTACGCGTTCTTCGATCGCTTCACGCGCCAACTGCTGCGCGCAGGCTACGCCAACGGCTCGGCCAAGGCCGTATGCGAGCGCCTGAGATGGGAAACCATGTTTGCGCCGTACACGGGGCGGGTGAAGCTCAACAACAACTACACGAGCCGCTATGCGCGCCTCTGGGAGCACAACAACCCGCAGCACAAGGGGTTCTTTCGCCAGCGCGCCCTCAATCCCGTCTCGGCCAACTCTGTGCGCGTGCCGCAGGATGAGCAGCGGCCAGGCTGATGACCGTGCAGGCGCATAAATCCCACCAAGGGGCTTTCCCCGCAGAGATCGAGGCGGCCGCAGACATTGCGCAGCTGCCCGATCCTCTGCCGATCGACTATGTGCCGCGCAACGACACCGAGATGCTGGCCTGCCTCAAGGATCCCTTCTGGCGGATATGCTCAGGCCAGCTTTACAAGATCATGACCAAGGATGACGAGCACCAAGAAGGCGCCGTCATACCGTTCAAGCCGAACCTCGTGCAGCGCATGTTCCTCGCAGACCTGCACACGCGGAACGTGATTCTTAAAGCCCGTCAGATGGGGTTTTGTCTGGATTGCGAAACGCGTGTTCTGACCGCCGATTTGCAGTGGGTCCGCATCGATACCCTTCAACCTGGTGACGAGGTCATTGGCGTCGATGAACATGTGCCAGGCGGCCGTGGCGCGGCCCGAAAGATGCGCACGGCAACGGTGCAAGCATGCAAAAAGGTTCGGCGCTACGGATATCGCGTCCAGTTTGCGGATGGCCGGGCAGTCGTTTGCACGGATCAACACCCATGGCTGGCTCGCAGTGGAGTGAAAAGGCAACCGTTCTGGCGGGCAATGGACCGGAAGGCGCCGAACGCAGAGCGCAATCTAACCGTAGGGCATCAGGTGCGCTCTATCTGCGTGCCATGGGAAGCCGGACAGTTCGAAGATGGATGGTTTGGCGGCATGATTGATGGGGAAGGCAGTCTGTCGCTGCCGTCTCGGTCTGGTGCGTCGGTATGCGTGTCGCAGCGCCCCGGACCCGTATGGGATCGCATGGTCTCGTATGCGCAGGACAGGCAGTACCACTATCGCATTGAACACGATGAAGGGCAGCGCGAGTCCAAGCACGGCACAACGCCGGTTCCCAAGCTGGTGTTCAGCCGCACGAATGAATTGTTTCGTCTGATCGGAGAGACACGCCCGACGCGCGGATTGCAGCGCAGCTTCCGGTTTTGGGAGGGCAAGGAAATGCCCGGCAAGAGGAACATGGACAACGCCGCTTGGAACGAGATCGTCTCCATCGAGCCGGTCGGTGAGGTCGACATGATCGCGCTGGAGACCAGCACCGGCACGTTCATCGCCGAGGGGATGGTCAGCCACAACACGACGGTGATCGTGATCTCATTCACCGATCACGCCATCTTCAACGACAACCAGAGGTGCGGGATCATCGCGCAGTCGCTGCCGCATGCGGAATCGTTCTTCCGCGACAAGGCGAAGTTCGCTTACGACAACCTGCCGCAGATCGTGAAAGACCTCTATCCGATCCAGACGAGCAACACGAGCGAGATCCTTTTCAAGAACAACTCGTCGATCCGCGTTGCCACGTCCATGCGGTCAGGCACGATCCACCGCCTGCACGTCTCGGAGATGGGCAAGATCGCCGCCGAGCATCCGGGCAAGGCCGTCGAGATCGTCACCGGTTCGCTGGCCGCAGTACCGGCATCGGGCATCGCCAGCATTGAAAGCACCGCAGAGGGGCAGGAAGGCGAGTTCCACAAGATAGCAACCCGCGCCGAGCGCCGCGCCCTCGATCCGCGCCCGCTTGCGCCGAAGGAAATGAAGTTTCACTTCTTCGCATGGCACGATCTGCCGGAATACCAGACCGATCCGCGCCATGTGCGCATTGCGCCCGAATGGCACGATTACTTCGATCAGGTCGAGATCGAGCGCAACAAGCGCCTGATCCTGCCACAGCGCGCCTGGTACATCATGACGCTCGAAAACGAGCAGAACGGCGACACCGAAAAGATGTGGCGGGAATACCCGTCGACGCCCGCCGAGTGCTGGCAGCAAAGCACGCAGGGCACATGGTACGCCCCGCAGATCGCTGCAGCGCGCGCGCAAGGCCGCATCTGCCAGATCCCACACGTCAACAACGTCCCTGTGCACACCTTCTGGGACATCGGCGCAGGCGACGGCACGGGTATCTGGGCAATGCAGGACGTCGGCACGCGCCACCGCTTCATTCGCTACTTCGAGGATTGGGCGCAAGGCTACGGGCATTTCGTGCGCCTGCTGCGCGAAACCGGCTGGAACTTCGGGGTGCATTACCTGCCGCACGACGCCAACCACGAGCGCCAGATGGAAAACCGCGTCGCCAGCCCGTTGATGCTGCTGCAGGAGATCGCCCCGGACTGGAATTTCCAGATCGTCCCGCGCGTCGATCACATCACCAACGGCGTCCAGATGGTGCGCGACAAGTTCCCCGAAGCCTGGTTCAACGTCGATGGCTCGGGCGCAGACTGCGAAGCCGGGCTGAAACACGTCGAGCTCTACAAGAAGAAATGGAACGCGCGCCTTGGCGTGTTCTCGGACGAACCCGAAAAACTGGATGGACATTCCGAAGCCGCGGACGCGCTGCGCCAGTGGGCGCAAGGCTATGACCCTGCACTGTTCTCAGGTGCGACCCGGCCCAAGCGCCGGCGGCAAGGAGGCGCATTGACCGTATGACCGATTCAGAGCCCATTCTCGACCTCGACCTGCGCCACAAGACGCTGGTGCGCGGCGATATCACCGTGATCTTCACCTGGCTGCTGTCCAACCAGCGCCCGTGCATGGTTCTAGTACCGACGAAGATCATGCCCACGCATGAGCGCACCATGCCCTGCATCGTGCCGCTCGATATCGCCTTCGCATGGGACGAGGTCACAGGCGACGCCGCCGAGACCGCCGCCATGAGCTTTCAGTTCGCCGCCGGTCTCGGGATGAACCCCATGGAGATGCGCAACGTGATCAAGGTCACGTCCGTCGTGCGCGATTGCCTCGGCGACCTGCTGCGCATGCCGATGTTCCCCGCAGATCAGCGGGAAGTCGTCGCCGACGTGCTGATCACCGACACGGACACAGGCAAAACGACCGAAGCGGAGGCCGTGGACCATGTTTGAAACCGAAGATCAGCCCGAGAACCGCAATCACATCACGTCCAGGCGGAAGCGCAATGCCGATCCGCTCGACCGCATGGATTTCGGCGGCGGCATTGACGAGAAGCGCGTCCAGCGCCTCGGGAAGTCCAAGGATCTCGACAGCCCGCGCGCCCGCGATCTCTTCACCAATTTCATGGGGCATTACCGGCGCGAGATCGAGCGCCAGGGCGAGAACCGCAACGAAATGGGGCTCGACGAGGATTTCTACGACGGCGACCAGTGGGACGCGGAAGACAAGGCGACGCTCGAGGCCCGCGGCCAGCACCCTCTGGTCTACAACGTCATCTCGACCACTGTGAACTGGATGCTGGGCACCGAAAAGCGGGGCCGCACGGATTACAAGATCCTGCCCCGGCGCGAGGAAGGCGGCAAAGCAGCCGAGCGCAAGAGCCAGCTTCTCAAGTACCTGTCCGACGTCAACAAGTCAGAGTTCCATGTCAGCCGCGCGTTCAAGGATACCGTAATCCCCGGGCTTGGCTGGATCGAGTCCGGCATCCAGGAGGATGACGAGGGCGAAGCGATCTATGACCGCTACGAAACATGGCGGAACATGATCTATGACAGCATGGCGACCGAGATGGACCTGTCCGATGGCCGGTATCTTTTTCGGACCAAATGGGTCGATGTCGATATCGCCAAGACCATG